TTATTGAATTTTGTCTAAGATTAATTGGGCACAATCAATTTGGTTGGGAATAGTGCCTGCTTCATCCTTCACACGCCAGATATCGGGAGTGATCTCATCGACGACGTACATTTTTCCTTCATCGTCGTAACCAATTTCAATTTTGAAATCAATCAAAGTCAAGTTCATTTCCGCCAATGCCTCTTTAAGAACAGAACCGACTCTAGTTAAGATATCCAGCCCTTCATCGTACTGATCGGGCTTCAAAATACCCTTCATTTGACATAAGCGATCTGTAATTAGCGGATCACCTTGTTCGTCATCTTTTAAGGTAACTTCTAAATAGGGTGGATCGAAGGGTAATCCTTCTGGCAGGGTAAAACGACGACACATACTGCCAGCAGTGAAATAGCGTAATACAAATTCTAAATTAGGAACGGTTAACTGCCGAACCTTCATTATTCCTTTGTCGATGTCTGCGTCAAGATAATGGGTCGGAATACCATTTTTTTCCATCAATTCAAAAAAATATTTGGAAATAATTAAGCCAATTTTCCCCTTTCCTTCAACACTTCCGCCAACAGTGTTTGAGCCTGGGTCAAAGACGCCATCTTCACCAGTTGCGCTATCTTTAAATAGTAAATAGACTTCCTTGTTTTCCTCATCTAGTAATACTGTTTTTGTTTTCCCATCGTACAATTCTTTCATTTTTTACCGCCTTCTCTGAAATATCCAGTGTTTTAAAAAATGATAACATTGGATATTTTTAGTGTCGATGATTTTTCGGATTTTATTTTAAAAAACACGTCTAATGTTCGGATTTCTTTGAGGAAAGGGTGTAAAATGCATTTGAATTTAAATATAAAGTGCTTTTTTCAGAATTTAACACTACTGTCTGCATTCATAAAACTACTGTTTCTTAATCGGAGTACAAAAAGTTTCGCATTTTTATCTATAGTAAAAAGCCAAAGTGCTGTTAAATCAACACTTTGGCTTTTCTATGAAGATAATAGTATGGAGACGGCGGGAGTTGCTTAAATACTATTATATCAATACTTAAATTTAATTGAATGCCATTTTGAATGCCACATAGCTAGAAATCTATAAATTTATTAAACTTATCTGCTAATTGTTCTTTAGCAAGTTTAGATACATGAGCATAGGTATTCATAGTAGTTTGGATGTCCTCATGACCTAAACGAAATTGCACCTCTTTTAGCGAGGCGCCCATTTCTATTAATAAGCTAGCTTGAGTATGTCTGAAGCCATGTACGGTGATTCTAGGAAGTTTTTTCTTTTGTTTTTTATCCATTTGATCTTGGATGTTTAAAAGCCATTTTCGTGAAGTATCAAGGCTCATTATATCGTGTGGATTTTTAGCATTAGTTTGACCGAAAATCAACCAATCATCAGATGGGGGAAGTGCTACTTCTTTCCATTCAAGAAGCTTATCTAAAGTACCTTGATCGATTGAAATTATTCGGCTAGATCCAACCGTTTTAGTGGTGTCAATTTCTAGTCCATTTGCTGTTCTAGTAACGGCTTTATAGATATTGACTGTTTTAGCCTTGAAATCTATATCTCTCCATTCAAGAGCACCTGCTTCTTGTTTTCGCATACCAGTCATGGCAAGTAATCTAAAAAAAGCCTGAACTTTGATATTCGGTTGCTCATATAGTGCGTCGAGAAATAATTTTAATTGCTTCTTATCATAAAACGGTTCTTCAGTAGTAGTTTTTTTTCTTCTTTTCGGTTTGCGTATGGCATCTGTAGGATTGGACTCTATTATACCAAATCGAACGGCGTATTTAAAAACTAGTCCTGTGTAATTCATCATTTTAGGAGCTGTATCATATTTATTTGCCCATTTATCCATTAATTTTTGAATTTTGATAGGCGTGATTTCAGAAATATATATGTAGCCGAGTTCTTCTAATACATGATTTTTAAAAATTCTTTCTGTTTTTAACAATGTAGATCCTCGTACTGTTCTTTTGTATTCAGTCATCCATAAATCATATACGTCTTTATATGTTTTCGGCTTTTCTTTTTTTAATAAATTGTTTTCATATTCACTTTGCAATCTTGCGAGCGCTAATTTTGCTTCACGTTGAGTTTTAAAATTTCGACGAGTAGTTTTAACAGACTTTCCTGTTTCTGGATTAATTCCTAAATAAGCTTGGAACTTCCACGCTTTTTCACCGTTCTTTTTCTTATATTGTTCAAATTTTGCCAATTGAATCTACTCTCTTTCTCTGATACAATAGACACGTGAATAAGCCTATTGTGTAGGTTTGTTTTTTCTTAGAACACGCTAGCTTTGGACGGTGGGCGTGTTTTTATTATTTTTTACTTACTTTACTATTAATCATATCCCATTGAGCATAGGATTTTTCTATGTTCGATCCTCTTGAACTAATTTCTCCTGTAAAAGTTACTTTATCTCCCTTTGTAAAGGTATCCGCATTGTTTAAGTCCTTCGCAAAAATTACATATGAAACTTTAGGTGTTGCAGAAATATCATTCCAACTTTTATCATCGTACTCTTTGTCTGCTATAATGGCTATTCTAGTAGTCATTGATTCGATAACAGTTCCTTCAAAAGTATATGTTTTACCACTAATATATTTAGTAAAAGCTGTATTTTGCTCAGTAGCTGGAGTAATAGAATAATAACTATCTAAGAAAGCACCCCAGTCATGATTATTTGTCTCTAAAAATTCTTCAAATTGAGTTAGGCTTTTATTGCTGCTGTTAGATGTAGTAGTTTGAGTCTCAGATGATGAGCTTTCCTGTTTGTTATTGTCATTTGCCTCGTTTGATGAGGAAAGCGAGAAACCTACGGTAGTAAAAATAATCCCGATAATAAGGAGAATCATAGGTGTTTTCTTATTTGTTTTTTTGATAAATCTTACAATTAACATGATTAAACCTATAATAAATAAAACAATACCAGTAAAACCAAATATACCGTCCATTAATAGATCCTCTTTCTCTTTCGATATTGAATATTATAAACCAAGCAATTCTTTTTTCTTAAAATCGAATTCTTCTTGATTAATAATCCCTTCATCTAACAACTCTTTATACTTTTTAATTTCATCTACACTTGAAATTTGTGTTTCTTTGGAATTATTATCTAATATAGATTGTTGCTTCTCTATATATTTTTTTAAATTTTCCATTTCATTCCAATATTTTTTTGTAAACATAACGGTGTTTTCATCTTTCGTGGCCGCTAATATACCTCCGCGACTTTCGTTTCCGCCTAGCAAGGTAAATTGTATATAACCATTACTCATACCTGGTTTTTTTAATTGTACGGCTGATATATTTTTAAAGGGGATAGTTTTTTCTCCTTTAATACCTTGATTAACTAAATTTATAAATCCTTTTCTAATAATTGAAATAGAATCATCAGTTACTTTAATCAAGGTTTTTCCTGGAGATTTTATTAAAATCTCTTTTTCCATTTTTTTCCTCATTTCTGTGATATGATTTTTTTGTAGAAGCTCATATATGAGGAAAGAGTCCGTGTGCCAGCACGGGCTTTTTTACATTGAATTCTCATAATCATAAATTATCTGCTTCTCTTTTGTTGAATGCACGCCTGTAAGGTACATTCTGAATAAAGATCGATCGCCATAGTTTTGTAAATTTTTAGTCGCTCTTACTGCTGTTAGTTCTCTCATACCGCAACTATATATGCCGAAATCAACAAATCTATTATACAGAGCTTGTTGGCTAATCTGACATTCGTCAGATATCAAACGAAATGATTTGTTCGTTTTCATATATTTGACTAACTTTATATCTGGAATCATTATTACACCAGCGGCACCATTTGCTAATTTTTCAAGAATCCATTCCTCTTCATTATAGAATGATGGATTGTTATCTACATTGAAAAATTTTTGTGTTCTTTTTTTCATATTCATGTCGAAAATACAGTGAATTATCTCATGACAAGTGCTAAAGTTAAACCGTCTTTTATAAACATCAGGATTTAAAAAAATACATATACTTTTTTTACTTCTAACAGTAACTCCGAGAAAAAACTCCTCATCAATTACAGGAATTTCTGAAATTATTTTTATTCTGTTTTTTTTAATATAAGAAGATATAAAGTCAGAAAAAGTATATTCTTCAGGCTCAATATTTTCTTTTAATAAAAATTGATTAACTACTAAGTTAATAAGTGACAAACGATTGCCTTTTAAATCTTCCAACATTTACACTCCCGAGTTACTCATTTTCCTCATCGTCTAATTCTTTCATGGTTTTTGAAATAAAACTCATTAGGTCCTTAGTTTGTTTTCTGTAAAGGTCACGTTTCTCAGGAGCGACTTCCTTCTCTCCTTTACGAAACATCATGATAAGTTCCTGTTCGTAATCATCTTCATCATTAACAGTTGCAGGATTAAAATGCGGGTCGTCGGTTCTTCCTAATAGATAGTCGACAGATACATCAAAGTAGTCGGCTACTTTTTCTAATCTGTCTGATTTTGGACTTGCCTTCTTCCATTGATAAAAAAGATTTTCACTAAAACCTAAATCAATAGCTACCTTAGAAACACTAATTCCTTGTTTGTCAGCCAATTCTTTTATCCGATCAAAGACTGTCATATCAACGATTCCTTTCATCGAGGAACTATTTTACAGAAAACTATAGAATATTGTTGACATAAATTATAGTTTGCTATAATATAGACCTCGTAAGATAAATAGTAAGAAAAAAGCAGAAGCAAAGACACCTAATAAAAAATAAACAATTCGAGGTCGCCAAACTTAGAACGTTAATTTTATAGGGTTAACTACGCTTATTTAACTATGACTCCATTCTATAGTTTTCTATAAAAATGTCAATAGTTTACCGCTGATTTCTTACTGTTTGTCTTATAAATAACAGAAAAGGAGCTGGAAAACATGCCGAGTACTGACATAGGTCGAGAAAAAATTCTTCGCTTTATTGAAGAAAACAATATCTCAATTCGCGATTTGGCAGTTGTTTACGGACTAACGCCACAGGATATGACAAATTACTTGAATGGGAAATTAAAGAATAAAAAGTCGAATCAAGTTGTCCTTCAAATAATTTCAGATTACAAGATCAGATAGGAGGTATAAAGATGAATTGGTCGGACATCAAAAAGCTGGTTAATGATTATCTTGAATTAAAGCTAACTTCTCTTTTATCGGGGTTTATTCCAAGAAGATATCTGAATCAAAAACAAGCAGTTATCTATACAGGAGCTTCACCAAAAACCATTAATCAGTGGGTAGATGATGGACTGAGAATTATTCTTTTTTCAGAAACCAGCAATCCAAAGTATGACATTAAGGATTTAGATAGTTGGATGGAAAAACACAAAACAAAGGAGGAACCAAAATGAACCAACTACACGAGGAGGTGAAGAGGATGGAAAAAGAAAATGGCAAAGAATTGAACTTGTTAAGCAATGGCAATCGGGTTACCTCGTTAATTGACAGAGAAAATGTAGTGGCTCTAAACGAATACCTAGCAGAGGTAATTGATTACGCTAAGAAAAAGAAAAACCCAAAAACTGTTGCAGCAGTTTCAGGGCTTATCGAGTCGATGAAGGTTCTTAATAGTTAGTAAGGTATAAACGTACTCGAATTATTCTCATCACGCTGGTTAAATTCCTCTGCAAGTTTCTTAGCTTCGATATACATGTTTAATTTTTCCTGTAGATCAAGTTTTGAGTCAGAAGAAGAAACTACAGATTGAGCAAATTTTTCAGCATCAACACTCATACTTTTCACCTCCAATCAGTCTGATTATATCAAACGAGGTGGGATGAACAAAAAACAAAGGAGGAACCAAAATGACAGAATTTAACAAAAAAGTATTAAAAAGCAAAACAGAAGCTGAACATTTTTTGAAAGAAAATGATGCTTCTGTAGAGGATTGTATGAATCTATTAGTTGGTATTTGTTTTTATTTGAATGGCTTAGGAGAAAAAAGTGGAATGACTGATAAAGAACGTTCCAACTTAGGCGTACAAATAAGCTATTTACAAGGGTACGCTAAAGGAATTATCGATCGCGGTTAATCATCAGTATCTCCTATACTTACAAATCCTAGAGTAGGAATCAGTTATTTCAGCAGGCCACTTGCTGATAAGGAAAGTATACAACAGAAAGGAAACTGGAAATGAAAAAAATCTATTGGCTACGACGACTATTGCTACTTATTACAATGTTCGGAGTCGGAGCTGCAGCGACAGGAGTAACGCCTACATGGATCAAATTCATTTTAATTGCTGGAGGTGGCGGCTACTTACTTTTGATGGCAGAGTTCGAGTATGAACAACAAAAAAGCCTACCTCGGCGGCAACCGAAGTAAGCAAAGGTTAATAAGTCTATCTACACGGAAGTATATCACATTTTTTAAATAGGAGGTAGGAGTAATTGGTTAAAAACAAAGTTCTGCTGAGTGAGTTGAACGAAGGAGCGCTTCAAGAACGGTTCGATTTTGAATTGGAACAGGTAACAAAAAACATCTTAGACCCAAATACAGACCCAGATAAGAAGCGAAAGATCACAATTGATATTACTGTTTTATCTGATGAATATCGTGAAGATATGGTGTTTGATTGTCAAATTAAATCCAAACTTGCGCCACGAGAGAATGTATCTTCAAGAGTGCTTATTGGGAAAAATGCAAAAGGTGAAGTTGTGACAAACGAATTGAAAAGTGGACAGCGAGGCCAAATGTATTTTGATCCAGAAGATTCAGAACTAAAAGATGATAAAGGAACGCCAGTTACTGAGATTGAAAAAATCCAAGAAACTGACAAAATAAAAAAATTTAAAACGAATTAGGAGTGATCTTTTATGACAGAAACAAGTAGAGAAGCTTTAGAGTATGCAGTTGAGCTTCGGGAAAAACAAGATGTAATTTTTTATGAAGATGGGAAAACTTTCTATGATCGGAACAAGGCAACACTAGCTGAATTAAGTCCAATAAAAAGAGCGGAACCATTGGAGGTTAATTCCTTATCAGGTTTGGTTGATTATATGAAATCAGAATTTCGTTCGATGGAGAATGATAAAAAATTATTGTTGCATGTAGAAGGCCCAACAAAAGTAGTGATTTATTCTGAATTGGACGATGATCGAAAACGTGAAAGTGTAATTGAAGCAACAGCGTTGCTAGATAAATTTCCGTATGGTCGTTTCATGAATTCCGAAGATTTTATTATCAATGTTCAATCATTAATCCAACGTGATCTTGACGCAGAAGCAATTTTGGCATGTGCAAGTTCTATTCGAATTGAAGGTGGCGGCGATTTAACAGACAACGGAATTTCTCAAACGGTGACTGTTAAAGAAGGTGCAGCGACGCTTATGCAAGCAGAAGTACCAAGCCCAGCAGAATTGAGACCATATCGGACATTTTTAGAAGTGGAACAACCATCCAGTCCTTTTGTTTTTAGAATTAATAGACTGGGTGAATGTGCTCTATTTGAAGCTGATGGCGGCATTTGGAAGCACGAAGCAATGGAAAACGTGAGTCAGTATTTAGTAAATGAATTAAAAGAATTGATTGATAGTGGAAGTTTAACAATTATTGCGTAACCCAAAAACTCGCCCTGATTCAACGATCATAAGCGAGCGAATAAAAGGATTACCTATCTAAGGAGAGAATAACATGATTAACGAGAAAATTCAACGAATGTTAAAGGAATTACAACGGGAATGTGAAAAGGAAGGTGTATCAGCACTTTGTACACTCCATAAAGAAGCGAATGCTTTACAACTGCTTGTTGGTGGATTACCCGATGTAGCTGCACTCTTAGCGATTCAAGAAAGTGAATTAGACAACGAGTTACTGGTTCCCGTGAAACTATTAAGGAATGCAGGATTAGAGGCATTGGGGATGGAAACGGGGAAAACTATGCCCGATCATACCTTTGTTCTTAATGATGTAAACGATATTCCAGATGTCCTTGAACGTATTAGGAAAGGTGAATTCGAATGAGTTTCGATTATGACACTGCAATGGCTGATTCTGATAGCCACGTTTTCATAAATGTCAGTCAATCTGGGTCAGAGGATAAGCCAGAGAACATGGAGGGATGGGCTGATGATTAGTTCAACAATGAAAATGGCTCGTATAGATTGGTTGTTAGACCGCAGAAAAGGAATAGGCGGTTCAGATGTATCAGCCATTCTGGGGTTAAATAAATGGAAATCTGCCTATCAAATTTGGTTAGAAAAAACAGGACAGGTTGAATTATCTGAATCAGACAGCGAGCCAGCTTATTGGGGAACGGTTTTGGAAGAGGTTGTAGCAAAAGAATTCGCCGTGCGGACTGGAAAAAAAGTCCGTCGGCGTAATCAAGTATTTGAGCATCCAGAATATCCATTTCTTAGAGCGAATATTGATCGTGATGTAGTAGGAGAAAATGCGATATTGGAGTGCAAAACAGCGAATCAATTTCTTAGCAAAGAATGGGATGGTGAGGAAGTCCCGCTCAGTTATCTGTGTCAAGTACAACATTATATGAATGTTCTTGATAGAGATTATTGCTATTTTGCTGTATTGATCGGTGGTCAAAAATTCATCTGGAAACGCATTGAACGAGATCAAGAATTGATTGACTCAATCACCAAACGCTTAATTGGATTTTGGGAAGAAAATGTAATTAAAGGCATAGAACCATCTATTGATGGCAGTGATGCCACTAAAAAATTCTTGAATGCTCATTATAACGAAGAAGGATTGAACGAAATTACTCTTTCAAATCATTTTGATGAATTAATTGAAAGTAAAAAGCAACTAAAAGAAACTGAAAAATCAATCAAGATCCAAATACAAGAAATTGATAATCAAATTAAATCAGAGCTAGGGAAAAGGAATGCAGTAATAGGGATTTCTCCTAAACATGTCATCTCTTGGAAACAACAAAATAGAATGACATTAGACAAGAAACTATTGACTGAGAAATACCCTGAAGTTGCAAATGATTCCAGCATATACAAAACATCAAGTTATAAAAAATTAGTTGAAAAGGAGATTGGCTAATATGGCAACGAACAGTTCGTTAAAAAATCAGCTTGCAGAAAATAGTCAGAAGCAAGTTAATCCAAGCAAATTGGGTCTGAAAGCATTAATGAATACGCCGACGATGCGAAAAAAATTTGAAGATGTATTAAAAGATAAGTCAGATGGTTTTATGGCCAGTGTTCTTAATTTAGTAAGCAATGATTCCTATTTATCTTCAGTAGAACCTATGAGCATTATAACTAGTGCAATGGTAGCAGCATCATTAGATTTACCTGTAGATAAAAATTTAGGTTATGCATGGATCGTTCCTTATCGTGGAAAAGCTCAATTTCAGCTCGGATACAAAGGATACATTCAATTAGCCCAACGATCAGGACAGTATAAAGCACTTAATGTGATTGAAGTCTATGAAGGTGAATTGAAAGGTTGGAATCGTCTAACAGAAGAATTTGAGTTTGATCAAAGCGGACGACAGTCAAATCAGGTAATCGGTTATGTAGGATATTTTGAGTTACTAAACGGATTCAAAAAGACTGTTTATTGGACGAAGCAAGAAATCGAACGGCACAAACAGAAGTTTAGCAAATCAGATTTTGGATGGAAAAACGATTACGATGCTATGGCCAAGAAGACAGTATTACGAAATATGCTTTCTAAATGGGGAATATTATCTATTGAGATGCAGAAAGCGACGATTACTGACGAAACGATTGTTAATGATGTTACAGAAGATGGCAGCATCATTTCTGAGACAGAAATAGAAGATGGCTCTGAAAGAAAAGAAGCGGAGCCTATTATTGATCAATCAAATGATCAAACAGAAGAACAGACGGCTTTATTTGATGATACAAAGCCACCACTTAAATAACGAGGGAGATAATTCTCCCTCTGAATTGGAGGTGAAGCTGTGGCAAGACCAACAAAGAACGGTCTTGATTATTTTCCTCTTGATGTTCACATTTTTGAAGATGAAAAAATAGAAGCCATTGCTGGTGAATTTGGTATCAAAGGTGAGCTTGCAGTAATCAAACTGTTATGCGCGGTATATGAAAAAGGATACTTCGTTGTATGGAATGACCTGACCAAAGCTAAACTTTTGAAAAGACTACCGGGCACCAGCAAGGATTTGTTAGAGCAAGTTGTCAACCGCTTAGTTACATGGGAATTTTTTAATAAAGACCTGTTTAACTCGGCTAAGGTATTGACCAGCAAAAAAATCCAAGACAACTATTTTGAAGCAACGAAAAGAAGGAAAATGCCAAAACCAACACAATACGTTATTAATGCTGACAATAACTCACAAGTAAAGGGAGTTAATGTAGACATTAATCCACAAAGTAAAGTAAATAAAACTAAAGTAAATAAAACTAAAGCTTCTGAAACTAGTATTACTAAAAATTCAGAAGATAGTGCTGTGCGTTATTGGCTCAATCAAGTCAACCCAGCAGAAGCACCATTCATTACTCAATCCATTCAGCATTGGGTAAATGACTTTGGAGGTCAGGACGAAATTATCATTTTAGCGATTGATGACATGTTGAAGCATGGCGCTAGAAGCTATAAATATCTTGACGCTGTGCTAAGAAGCTGGGAAAACAAGCAATTAGATACCGTTGAGAAAGTGAAGCGCCAGCTTGAAAGTCATTATGCTAAGCCAAGCAATAAGACTAAGAGCCGCAACTCGTTCAAGCAAGTAACAAACTACGGCGAGACATTGTACACGTATTACGAGCAGGAACTCCGCTTTTCGCCAAATATGACGTTCGATGAGTATGTCGCTAAGAAGCGCCTAAATGAGCGTGACCGACAAGCATTAGAACAATACGTTCACAGTCTGGGGGAGTGATAGAATGACTGATTTAGAATTGGCAGACGCAATCACTTCGTTGTTACCCGATGACTATCGAGAAAAGTTGAGGGGAACACAAGAACGCTTTGAAAAGACCATGGAGCAAACGAAACTAGACACCAAAGAATCGAACGAATGTTTTTGTCGATACATGGAGATTTATTGGCTAGCGGTTTATAACGGGCGATACGAATACAGTGCGTTGCAAAAGCTAGAGTATTCCGAATGGCGCAAACGTGCAAAAGAGATGCTACAAAGATTGTAACGTAAGGCGGTGACCGCATGAGGCGTAAGAAAACACCAGAACAACGACAGGCTAGACGTGAACTTTTTATGCTAACTGACGAGGAACTAAATCCAGAGTGGTTCAATGATCCAGAAAAAGTAAAACGTCGGGATGAATTGCTGGGAATTATCGAATATCGTGAACCGGTTGTAATGAGCGACGATGAAAAGTATCAACGCTATTTAGACAAACGCCCAGGTTTAGAGGCTGCTGTCGTAAAGATGTTGCTTGAAAAGAAGTTAAGCAAAGAAATTCGAGACGAATTAAAAATGGATTTTAAAGTGATCGCATTTTGTCGGAGAAAATACAATTTGAATCCGAAAATACGTACGAAAAGAGTTAGGAGAACATGATGGACGAACTAATACAAATGATCGAAGAGTGGTCGAAAGAACGCGGAATCAATAAAGCAGATCCTCAAAAACAGATGCTTAAACTGTACGAGGAGATCGGTGAAACGTCAGCGGCTGTCGTCAGGGACGATAAAGAAGCCCTCAGAGACGCGATAGGTGATTCGGTCATAACATTTTACTCAATCTAGCTTTGCAGAACGATATGAGCCTGTATGAGTGCGTGATGCACGCTTATGGAGAAATCAAAGGGCGAGACGGCAAAATGATCAACGGCATGTTCGTTAAATCTGACGATATGAGGATCGGTTAGCAGTAAGCCTTGTATTTTTTTGGACAAAAATTAGGAGGAATACGAATTGAACAAAGTAAAAATTACAGCAGTATTAATTATTACCGCTTTGGCTTTATCAGGATGCGCTAGTTGGGATCGTTTGAAAAAGAGTTGGTCCAGTGAATTAGGCAACGGTCTTGAAAGAGAGGTCGTCATTACAGACCAAACAGGCAAAGTGGTTTATGAAGACTCAGGTAAGTTCGATGTTGAAGTAAACGATTATCGCGTGAAGTACATTGATGAAAAGGGTAAGCTTCACATTATTTATCTCGGTGCTAGTACAGCCGTTGTTAATGAGAAATAAAAGTTCTGCTAACTGGGGCATTAGCAGAGGAAAAAGGAGGTAATATTTTGTTTAAAAAACAGAATGGTAAACGGAGATGGAGGCGAATTTTGTGGCTTGAGGGCAAGCATTGTCGAAAAGACATTCGTTGGTATGCTGAGTTTGATCGAGAAATTCGTGAAGATTTTCATTTAACATATCCAAATCAAGTGTGGAGACATAACACAGATTGGCGTCAAAATAGTATCAATGAAATGAACAATTGGCGGTTATTCGTTGACAAGATTTAAAAAAAGCAAGCTCTACAACCGAAGCTGGAGCATTAGCATAGAAAAGGAGTAAAAAAATATGAGTGAAGTAGTTGAGTTACCAGATGATTTAGCTGAAATTGCGTCCATTTTTGGAATGGTACGAACTAGGATCGAAGTCATTACGCTAGAGAATGATTTATCGCTGGAGTTAGTTTTAAGCGGAGAATCAAGCGAGAAAATGCCTGATAGCCTGTTAGTGTTACTAGAAGTACAAAATACACTGCTAAAAGGAATTGCTGATCAAATAAAAAAAGAAAAACTGGATTCCAAAGAAACAATGAAATTCATCAATCGTATTTTAGAACAGACTAGAATGATCAGCTAACGGAGGAAATCAAACACTAGGAAAGGAATGATTTTAGTGGAAAAGACACAAGGCTTGAAAGTCGGATCAAAAGAATGGTTGGAACGCCTGAACGGGGCAGTAACATTTCCTGAAAAATTTGCATTTTACTATAACAAAAGAGAAAACATTATCCAAATAGGCGTAGTTCGTTCTAAGGGGAAGGTTGAAAATATCAGATGGAGTGCTGTAAAGCCAAGTCCTTTACTGTTCCATCCAGAAGATTTAACAGCTTTAGTTGCTGTCAAGAACGTTGAAAGTGATGAAGAATACACGGAGCTGGTACTGAAATATCAAAAATTGTGGTGTAAATAAGCGACCACAACAGCAAAGTAGGAGGATTTGATTTGAAAACAATTAAGCAATTACAAATTGAAGTACATGAGAACGCGGTGAAGCACGGTTGGTGGGATGAAGAAAGAGAGTTCGGTACACTAGTAGCCCTTTGCCATTCGGAATTATCAGAGGCGCTAGAAGAGTCTAGAAATGGTCGCGAATTAAACGAAACTTACTTGGGCGAAAACGGAAAACTTGAAGGCGTGCCGTCCGAACTTGCCGATGTTGTTATTAGGATCATGGACATGTGCGAAAGATACGAAATTGATTTGCAAGACATTATTGAACAAAAACATGAATTTAATAAAAGTAGACCGTACAAGCATGGCGGAAAGAAATTCTAGTAGCGACAACAATTACAGAAGAAAGGACGAATAAAATGAATACTACTGAAGAAAAGAAAAATGCATATTTGCAAAAGTTTGATCGAGAAAATGATTTGTCTGAACTAGGATGGGACGATTCGAAAAGATACGGTGAAGACATAGTTAAATTACTGGAAGACAAAGAAGGCCTAACATATGAGGAAGCATATGCAAGCCTTCAGTACGCATATAACTTATTGAAATACAAATCTAATTTTTTGGAACTTCGAAAATAGAAACAAACTTGACTGATTCAAAAGAATTTAAATCTACAACTGAAATCTTTGGTAAATTGGGCATATTTACAAAGGTTACATCATACAAATTGTGTGGTAATTTATTTTCTTCTTGAAGGTCAGTTACTAAAGAGACCATGTAGGAATTCAATAATTCTAGATTGTTTTCACTGTTAATAAACATAAAAAACTCTTTAACTAATTCAGTTCCAAATGGCTGACGGATTTTTTTGAACAAATCGATTTGTTTAGTCTCAGCCAATTATGGAGGAAAGGAGCTTGGAAATTGCCAAAGATACTAGATGCCTGTTGTGGATCGCGGATGTTTTGGTTTGACAAACAAAATCCATTGACCACGCACATGGATATCCGACAGGAATATGAAGAACTTGAAACAGGCCATGTAATCAATGTTGATCCAGATGTTATTGGAGATTTTCGAGATATGCCCTTTGAAGACAATGAGTTTGATTTAGTCGTATTTGATCCGCCGCATTTGATCCATGCCGGTGAAAATTCATGGTTGGCCAAAAAGTATGGCAAGTTAAATAAAGACTCTTGGGAATTTGATATTCGATCGGGCTTCTTTGAATGTATGCGAGTGTTGAGACCAAACGGTACCTTAATTTTCAAGTGGAATGAGGATCAAATCAAGTTGCATGACATTAGAGTAGCGATTGCGCCATATGAGCCACTATTTGGCAATAAACGAAGTAAAACACATTGGCTGACGTTCATTAAAGAATTACTGTAACGACCACTATCAAGGAGGTTTAACTTGGACGATAAACGTTTTATTAAACAATGTGAGAATCGCTTGCGATATAAACAAATTCGCGAGTTGTTGAAAAAAATAGACGAATACTTAGTTGAAAACAATCTCACACAGACACTTATAAACAAAGTCTATTTGGATTTGGATGAGCTTCAAACACAACTAGCTGTGGATTATTTTCAAAATACACATTCCAAGGAGGACGGCGAATGAACCAATACCAAGTAAAATACATTGCACATAATGATCGCATAAAAACCTGTTATCTGCATGCGAATAATCAAGAAGAGGTAGAAGAGTCTGCACGGATACTACAAGGCTGCAAGCAATTGATTTCTATTCGTGTGTGGCCAAAAGAACAGGAGGACGGCGAATGAGTCTAATTGAAGAATTAAAAAGCACCAGCGATCAGTCTTTTGATAAATGGTTTGATCGTTGGTTTGAAAAGAATGATTTTCCTAACACATTTAAAAAATCAGCTCAGCAAGGGTATTCAGGTTTTCGCATTGAGTTGAGACGAACAACACCATTATCAGAAAGAGATGAATACTTGAATCGGCGTTTGAGAGATCCGCGAACGGTAGTCCGATTAAAAGAAAAATTGCCAGGTATACGTGTCGAGTTCGTCAAAGAGCAGGCAACAGGCCCATTCAGGCTGAGATACACGACTGAGAAATTAGAATTTAGTTGGAAGCAAGCAAACCAGGAGGACGGCGAATGAAAGTCATAGCTCGTGGAAGACGGTCAGGTAAAACACTGGACCTTATAAAAGAATCAGCCTTATCAGGAAACTACATTCTTGTTCGTAATCACAGTGAGGCGCAAAGGCTCTTTCAACTAGCAAAGGAAATGAAACTGTCTATTCCTCTTCCTGTGACGGTAAGCGAAATATCATTAGGTAGGATTCAAGGGACATCAATCAAGCGTGATGGAATACTTGTAGATAATGCGGAGCTTGTTTTACAGCAGTTGATAGGAGCTAAAATCAACACTCTTACAATTTCCACTACTGAGGAGGACGGCGAATGAAAGATCAAGTATCAATCCCAGATGTGCGGGAAGCCATCAAAATGGCAAAAGACATCACACCAATAATGAATCAAACAGAATATCTTCAATTGGTCGCATTCTACGCTCGTGTTCTAGAACGATATGAAAAAGAGGAATACCCAAACGGGTTACCAGAGGAGGACGGCAAATGAACATTGAACATACAGCATTAGACGAAAAGGGATTTATTGAGAAAAGTATCAGCGTTCAAAATTTAGATAGTGGTAATTACCTAGTGACAGCTTATGAATTACCAACCGGTAAAAAGAAAGAACGAGTTATCACGATGGAGTTTACGCAAAATGGAATTAATGCCTTATTGGGTGGAATGATGGCGGTAAGTGGGAATGTTTTTAACAAACAAAAGTTCCGGTAACCACGCCTATTAAGTAGGAAGGAGAAATAGTATGGAGGACATACTTAGGTTGTTGAATGAAAGAGAACGACAGAGTGAAGATGCATTTGATAATTTCTCAAAAACTGAGCCAAATAATATTGATGATTGGCGACAAGGATATATGTATGGACTTAAGGAAGGGCGACTAAGAGAGATCAAAGATATAAAAGAAATGGTCTTAAAGAATCGTTAAACCAAGCCAATTTTATTAGAAGGAGCACCTATGACGAGAAAAAAACAAAAAGAAATACTCTTTTGTGACTATTTTGATCAATGGGTTGAGACCTACAAGGTCGGGGCAATAAAACAAGTGACACTTAATAAGTATTATATGTCTGGTAAGCAACTGAGAAATATTTGCCCGAAACTACTCATGTCAAATTTTGATCGCATTGAGTATCAAAAAATCATTAACGAGTATGCAAAAACGCACGAGAAACAAACTACCGTTGATTTCCACCACACAATCAAGGGTTGCATCTTGGACGCGTTTCACGATGGCGTACTTGATAAAGACCCGACGTATCGTGCTGTAATTAAAGGAAAAGAACCAGGAAAAAAACGCATGAAATTCTTACAAAAAGAAGAGTTAACTAAACTACTTCATTCGTTAGATTTAACGCACGGAATCAATAAAGATTGGTTCATCTTACTACTAGCTAAAACAGGAATGCGTTTCGCAGAAGGTTTAGCTATTACACCAGCAGATTTTGATTGGTCAACGAATCAATTAAGCATAAATAAAACGTGGAATTACAAAAAATTTAATGGCGGTTTTGAAACGACTAAAACCGAAAGTAGCATTCGAAAAATCGCTATTGATTGGCAGATCGTCGGACAGTTCAAACCGCTTATAGAAGGTCTAGAACCGAACGAGCCTATCTTTATTGAGAAATTGGCAGATGGTCACTACAAAAGGCAGCATAATTCAACATACGGCAACTATTTATTATCAAAATGTAGAGAATTAGGCATTACAGAAATAACGTTGCATGCCTTGAGGCATACACATGCCAGTGTTCTTTTAGCTGAAGGTGTATCAATCAACACAATATCGGCACGACTAGGGCATGCGGATGTTGGAGTGACACAAGAGACATACGCTCATGTTTTAGACGAACTAAAGAGAAAAGACGATCAAAAAATGATGAGCGTTCTGATGCAGATTGCATAGCGAGGTGATCAAGCATGGCAAGTAGATGGACTGAAGATGAAGACGTTTATCTAGAATATTTTGCTTATGAGGGCGATTCGGGCATTCAAGAGGCGGCTGAATACTTGAATAGATCAAAAGCGGCTGTTGTATCACGACTACAATACTTGCGAAAAAAAGATAGCAATGTTCGATGCCTGAAAAGGAAATGGTCAGAAAAAGAAGATGAATTTCTTAGAAAAAACTATCGTGTCATGAAAAATAATGAGTTAGCAAAACGTTTAGGGCGAACATGCGCAGCAGTGGATCAACGAAAAAAAATATTAGAACTGAGGACTATCAGACCGATTACCGTTCATAAGGACAAGATTATTGAACTCATACAGAAGGGATATTACAGACCTGAAATAGCGAAAGAATTGAATATCAATGAGGCTTCATTAGTAAAATTTTTGATAATTAACAAAATCTACTGCAAGCCTGTTCCATACAAAATGAGAACCAAACAAATTAGAGAAATTAATGAGAGGCGACTTTATGTTAACTGCGAAAATAGTAAATAACCTTTTGGAAGTAGATGACAGCTACAAAGCGCCTGAATCACTTTTAAAAAAGATGCTAGATAATGACGATAGGGTCAAATTATTTGATGATTTCTTGAAGATCGAACAAGAACTGGATCGTGATTGGTTTGTCGATTACTTCCAAGAAGAACACTCAGAACGTAAGAGATTTAATCAAGATTTTACTCCATTACCAATGGCCGAGCTTTTAAATAAACTGACTGGAAATTCAAGAACCTATTTCGAATCAGCAGCAGGGTCAGGCGGTTTACTGATCAGTGCATGGGATCAGAACAGAGCTGAAGCTTGCGAACATAGGTTAGATTCAAGGGCCTATTGGTATCAAGTAGAAGAGCTGTCAGATAGAGCCGTTCCGTTCTTAATCTTCAATATGGCGATCCGTGGGATGAATGGTGTGATATTGCACGGCGATAGCTTGGAACGAACATTCAAAGAAGTCTATTTCATTCGAAATGAATCAACTGAGTTTTTAAAGTATAGCGAAGTCTTTGTAATGCCAAAAACGGAGATGTTAATGGCTGAGTTGGATATTAAAAAGTTCATCTAACTCAGCCTATCAAGTAAGAATCTATGTGATCATTAATCGATTTTTTGATCACATAGAATTTAGGAGGTATTTATGAATAAACAAGATAAGAAAAAATTGACGAAACATATAGAACTCAATCAACACATGACAGAAATTAGTATGTTTGGCAGAACAGCAGTAGTAGACGTTGTTCCATCAGATCGACTTATAGACTTAATTGATGAGTTAGCGAGTCCAGTCAAAGTGCCGAAATTCGTTGGAGAATTACTTGACTATTATCGTAATTCTACTGACGTCGACTTATTGGCGCTGCTCATCTGCTTCAAAAATTGGTACTTTAGAAAAGACAAACTCAGCGAGAATGAAGAGGCGATTGATTGGCTTGTTAGACATCCAGAAAAATTTATGAAGGCATGGCTAGACGGCTACGAGGTCGATGAAGAGCGGAAGTGGGTGGTTAAAGTTGGTAATTTATATTTTTGTGGTTGGGAAGATACCACTGCTCAATTTGTGATGAACACGGTGCTTGGTGAAGATGAGTCGATTATCAAATATAAAAATGAGGGAACAGCTTCTTCGGTGGCTAAAAATCTCGGCGGCACAGTCGAGAAAGTGTAGGTGGCGGAATGAATGTAGACTGCTACGGAATCATGACATGCGCAGGAGTAGGCAAGCCATGGAAACTATTTCCTGAAACTTTTACTACGGGAAAAGAAGCAAGTGCGTTTTACGTAGATCATTTATCTAGTGAAGGAAACTTGTTCAGGATAATTGAAATTAACATAGTCAGCCAAAATATGCTGTATCACTAAAGATCCGGTAACCGAAGCAATAAAGGAGGAAATTATGAAAAGAAAAAAATTTAGTGCAGGGGAGTTTATGTTAACTGCAATCCCTATTTTTATTATCGTGTTTTGGATTCTTGTTGTATTTTCAATTGGCTATTTGGTTTTTCATCCAGAAATGATTGGTGAATATATAGGGAAAATTATGAACGGATTTAGGTAAGGAGGAAAACAATGATACCCATCTATCGGATTTGGGATAAACGAACAGGAAAATGGATGAACGTTCAGGAGGCAATAATAAGTAATGGAGAAGTATACGAGACATGGCGTGATTTTGAAGATGGTCTTTCATTAACGGAAGATGATTATGTATTCGTTCATTCAACAGGCCTAAAAGACAAGAACGGCGTTGAGATATTTGAGGGGGATATAGTGAAAGTGACTAATCATCCTTTTCAAAAGAAAGAAGACAGTGCAGGCATCGAAATAGATGGCGATTACTTAATCGGATGGTCTGATCATAATTTAACTTGGCTAGCTGGCGATTTACTTTTGTATCAGCTAAAACCTTATATCGAAGTTATAGGCAACATCTACGAAAACCCAGAGTTATTGGAGGTGGAATAAATGTTAGACATGAAAATATTTGATTATCGAATTACTAGCGATTCACGTCAAGTGATTTTGAGTAAAGCGCTGAGAAATGAAGATGGAGAACTGTATGAAAGAAAAACTCCTAAAGGCGAAATGGAAGAGGCTCGCAGTGTTATTGGCTACTATTCTAATGTCAGCAAGGCTTTAATCGGCTTACAACGCGATTATGTGTTACATGGCGACAAGCCTATTAACGACATCAAAACATATAAAGAAGAGCTAGAAACGATTACTAAGGCGTGTGAGGATAGATTAAACATGGGAGAACCATTTAATTAATCCGCTAATGTCGCCAATAGCATACAAAAAAGCCGGGTTTCCCCAGCTAACTAATAAATTCGACAAGTTTATTATAGCACAGGGGGAATTGAAAATATGGCGCTTTTTGATGTAAGTAAATATGAAACACCAAATCCAAAAGATGTGGATTTAGAAAGTACAAAACATAATGTTTCGGTTTTTCTATCTGCTTATCAATCTGCACGCTGTAGAGTCGGTCAGCCTAGAGAACCGCAAATCACTACGAGTTATTCTCTAATTCCACCATCAACAGTAGACCATGGGTTTGAAGCAGAGCAAATGTTAATTCAAAAACAAGAAGCACAAGAAGAGTTTGAATACTTACATGGTCTTTTTGTGAAAGGGTATGTCGCAATACAGCATCCATTTAAACCAGATGTAACAGTAAGACGAAAAAGAATATTTATGGATCGCTACATCAAAGGGCAAACTATTTACATCACAGCTCAAAGAAACAACATCAGTGAAGATTCGGTAAAGCAAGAGTCTAGTGTAATTGTTGTTCAGTTTGCGGCAGCATTGGAATTAGTAGCTTTCAAATAATCACCATTTTATACACTTTTACTACACGTTTTATAAACAAAGCTTAACCATTACCCCTCTAATTTCTGAGGTATTATGATAGTGTCAATAAAGTATTGATACGGCTTAGCCGTTGATATAAACGTGTCCTACAGCTCAGGTCACAACAAATAATGAATATATGAAGGAGGTGAACAGCTTCCTTCCGTCACTATTCTTTATTCTTAACGATCATGGTCGGTACAGAAAATCTATTATAGAAAGCGAGTAGCTCCTCTTCGTATGCTACTTACATGTGCCGACCAGTACATAACAAAGGGTCACTCGTTTGAGTGGCCTTTTTCTTTGGGAGGAGAAAGACTAATGGCATTATTCAAATCAGGCGATAGAGTAACAAGGACATTCAACGGTTTATACTCGGGATTACCGGGAACAATTATTATGTGCAGCGTGATTCAACAAGGTGAGAAGGATAGATACATTATTGAGTTGGATAGTGGGAAACGTATTGTTTTGTGGGAAACGCAAATTGAATACTATAGTTATCCACAGGATAAAAACGATTGATTTAATCATTTAAAAGAATCAGCGATTAAACCAGTGATACCAACGGATAGAACGATATTTAAGTATTTGCGATTATACTATGTATTCGAAAAGATAAGAGGGTGATAGAACACTCAGAAAGAGTAGTGAGTATGAAAAGAGTAAAACCATTTTACAAATCGAAGAAGTGGCTAATAACTGCTTCAAGGATAAAGAGACGTGATGGTTATGAATGCCAAGAATCAAAAAGATACGGTTCGTTTCAGCAAGCAGAAGTTGTTCATCATATTTATCCGCTTGAAGAATATCCAGAACTTTCTCTTGTTAGTTGGAATTTAATCAGCTTATCTAGTAAGCAGCACAATAGAATGCATGACCGCAACACAAATGAAATAACTGAAATCGGAAAGCAATGGCAAAGAAGAAGAAAAAATGAATTTGATAGATGGAAGAAGTCGAAGAATGATACCCCCTCCTTTTCGAAAAATTGAAAAAACTTTCGGGAACCGAGGATGGGAACTTTTTCCAATAGCGCGGACATTTGAAAATATTTTTTCCTAGAGGAAATGGAGGTGTGGAATTGGTGAAAAATGTTCCTCAACGCGACACAATTAAGCGGCGAACAATCAAATACATGAAGCAGCTTGGAACCTATAAAACCCAGTACAATCAAGTGATTGAAGTATATGCAGATATGCTCTATCAGTATAATTATCTGAGTAGAGAATTTGAGAAGCAATCTTTTGAAGTTTTGGTCGAAACTGAAAAAAGTGGTGGTAAAAAGTCGCCGATTTTAGCAAGCCTTGAAAATCTAAGAAAAGATATTGGAACTTATTCCGATCGATTAATGTTGAATGCTAAGACATACAATGCCGAGATTGAACAGCCGCAAAAGGAAAAATCAACTTTCCAAAAACTATTAGAAAAACAAAAGATGTGATGGTATGGATCTATCACATATTGATTCAGTTCACTTCCAAACGGCTGTCGATTATGCAACAGAGCTATCGGAATTAAGAGTATTAGCAAATCAAGATCGTGTTTTGGCATGTAAGAGATTTCTATCAGATTTGAAGAGAAATGATTTGGATTTTTGGCAGGAGCAGTTTGATTTTGTTATTGATTTTATTGAGGGTGCTGTTCATCATATTCAAGGCGAAGATAAAAACGGGATTAGTTTTAAAGGGCAGCCTCTTTTACTAACGGATTGGCAAAAGTTTGTTTGTGTGAATCTGTTTGGCTTTTTCAATAAAGGAACAATGATTAGGCGTTTCACCGAAGCGCTTATTTTTTTACCACGTAAGCAAGGAAAGACTGCTTTTAGTGCAGCATTGACTGAAGCTAAAAGTGTTCTTGATCGTCTTTCAGGATCAAAAGCATACATAGTTGCGAACTCAGTTAAACAAACGTTAGAGTGCTTCAACTTTTTGGTTGATAACGTAAATGAGTTAAAGAGCGACGTAAAGAAGTTGCGGGTGAGAGACAACAATCAGGAGCATTCGATTCATATTGATTTTGGCGATGGAACAAGTGATATGTTTGCTATTGCCAATCAAGAGGATAAATTAGACTCGCTCAACTGTAATTGCTTGGTTCTAGATGAATTACATTCGTGGAAAAGAGCTGGCGCAAAGAAATATACGTTGATGAAGAATGCGATGAAAGCTTACCGAAATAAATTATTGATAGGTATCTCTACCGCCGGTGATATTCCAGATGGTTTCCTTGCAAATCGTATTAAAACGTTACGAAAAGTGTTAAACGGTACGATAACTGACAATGCCTATGATTCCTATTTCATTTTCCTTTGTTGTGCCGATCAAGACGAAGAAGGAAATGTTCTCAATAGTAAAGGAGAGATTACAACTCTTGATGATCCAGAAGTTCTACAAATGTGCACACCTTCGCTTGATGTGACGGTAACGCTCGAAGAACTTCAAAATGATGCTGCTCAGGCGATGAACGAACCACAGTTGAAATCCGAGTTCTTAAATAAGACTTTAAATATCTTTACGAATGCTCTTGATGCATATTTCGATATTAAGGAGTTTCAAACATCCGATCAAAACTATTCGTGGACTTTAGAAGAATTAGCGCGATTACCAATTGTTTGGTATGGCGGAGCTGACTTATCCAAACTACATGATTTAACAGCTGGTGCATTATATGGAACGTACAAAGATGTAGATATATGTATTACTCACGGTTTCTTTCCTAAGTTAGCCGCAGTTCAAAAAGCTGAAGAAGATGGCATTCCTTTGTTTGGTTGGCAAGAAGACGGATGGTTAACAATGAGCAACACACCGACTGTATTACATGATGATATTGTCAACTGGTTCATTCAAATGAAAAAAATGGGCTTCAAGATAAAGCTAGTTGGATTTGACAAGAAATTTGGTCGTGAGTTCTTTTTGAAAATGAAAAAGGCTGGTTTCAAGATTTTGGATCAGCCGCAATACTTCTACAAGAAATCAGAAGGCTTTAGACATATTGAAGTGAAAGCTAAAAATAAAAAGTTCTATTATCTTCATTCTGAAGCATTTGAGTATTGTGTTCAAAATGTTCGTGCCATTGAAAAGACGGATGACATGATCCAATATGACAAGTTGGATGGCGATGGTGGTGTTCAGCGTATTGATTTGTTTGATGCGGGTGTATTTAGTTGCTGTCAAATGCTTGAAGATATGGCTTTAGGGAGTGTTGGTAGCAAGTGGTTAAACAGAAAGTGAGTGAGAAGATGAGTTCTATAACTGTTAATCAAGATGGAGTTTGTTTGAAATCAGATCGTGAATTAATCTGGCAAGCATTAATGGCAAAAGCAAGATCATTGGAGCAGGTGTTAACAAAACACAATCTTTCAACAGAAGAAAGAAAAAGGTTGCAAGATGAGTATGAACGAGTCTTTGCATTAACCGAAAAGTATCGGAGGTGAGAGATTGTCAAAGAAAAGAAAACAAAATAATCGTTCAAAAATCCAACCATCAGGGTCAAGTGATCCGACAGTTGGATTTTTTATGTCGGATTTAGCAAAAGACATTTTGGTTCCTGGTTATACAAGGTTATCAGATAATCCCGAAGTTCGAACAGCGTGTCAAAAAATTGCTGATTTAGTTTCTGGAATGACTATTCACTTGATGGAAAACAGCAACAATGGGGATATTCGAATCAAAAATGCGTTATCACGAAAAATTGATATTGATCCATATTCATATATGACCCGAAAAAATTGGGTTTATAACATTGTTTACTCAATGTTACTTCCAGGCGATGGAAATGCAATTGTCTTTCCAACTGTAAAAGACGGGTTGATTCATGAATTGAAGCCATTGAAACCCTCAAAGGTTTCTTTTGTGGAACTTGATGAGGGATACAAAATAAAGTATGGAGACTCAATTTATGGTCCTGACGAAGTACTTCATTTTGCCATTAACCCAGATCCTGAAGAACCTTGGAGAGGAACTGGATACAGGCTCGCATTGAGAGATGTAACTCAGAATTTAAGACAAGCCACGGCTACTAAAAAATCATTTATGAGTGGTCAATACATGCCAAATGTAATTGTTAAGGTTGATGCGATGAACGAAGAAATGGCAAGTGCAGCGGGTAGACAACAAATCAAGGATAAGTATTTAGGTGAGTCTAAACCAGGAGAACCATGGGTTATTCCGGCAGAGTTACTAGATGTGGATATAGTAAAACCGTTGACACTAAAAGATATCGCTATAAATGAATCAGTTGAAATTGATAAAAAAACTGTAGCTGCACTTTTAGATGTCCCTGCATTTATCTTGGGTGTAGGAAGTTTTAACAAAGAAGAATACAACAACTTTATTCGTACAAGGATTAAAGCAATTGCTGACGTCTTCCAACAAACGTTAACAAAAGGATTAATTGAAAATCCAAACTGGTATTTCAAATGTAACTCAAAAAGTTTGATGGCCTATGACACAAAAGAACTGGCAGAAATTGGTATGAATCTGTATATTCGAGGAATTTACACAGGGAATGATGTCTTGAGTTTAATCGGTGATTCACCGAAGGAAGGATTAGATGAACTAATTATCCTAGAAAACTTTATTCCAGCTGGAATGATTGGAGAGCAAAACAAATTGAAAGGTGGTGGTGAAGATTGACAGAAAAAAGAATAATGGAAAATCAGACTAGGACCCAGATTACTAAATTTGAAACTAGAGAGGAAACTAGCGGAGAAAAGGTAATCGAGGGATATTTTGCTGTATTCAACAAAGAAACTGAATTGTGGCCGGGCGCTGTCGAAGAACTTTCTCCAAACGCTTTCGATCAGACGTTGAGTAACGACATTCGGGGTCTAACAAATCATGACTCCACTTTAGTTCTTGGGAGAAACAAAGCAGGGACGCTTGAACTTCGAGTTGATGCAAGAGGCCTTTGGGGGAAAATCATCATCAATGAACAAGACTCAGATGCAGTCAATTTATACGAACGTGTAAAACGTGGTGATGTTGATCAATGCAGTTTCGGGTTCAATATTCTTGGAGAAGAAACCGATTGGCGAGAAGACGGAAGTGTTAAGTGGACTATTACAGAAGTGGATCTTCATGAAGTATCCATCTGCACATTTCCTCAATATGAAGATACTGGTGTTCAAGCTAGACAAAAGATGGCTACTCAGTATAGAGAAAAGCAAAATGATTTATGGAAAAGAAATGTTTTATCAAAACTGAAAGGTGGAAATAAATAATGGCACTTAAGCAAATTTTGTTACAGAGAAAGATTAATGACAGTAAAAAAATCCTTGAAACTTTGCGTGAGAAGGATCTGGAGTTCAAGAAGCGGGAAGCGGACCTTGAAACGGCTATTGGAGAAGCTGTCAATGATGAAGAAAAAAATGCTGTTGAAGATGAAGTGAATAAGTTCCAAGCAGAAAAAGAGCCGCATGACGAACAAAAATCAAAACTTGAGGCAGATATTGCGAGCATGGAAACAGAACTCGAAGAATTAAATTCGAAACAACCAAAAAATAAAGAAGTCGAAGGAGCGGAAAGAAGCATGCCAAAAGCTAAGCAAAGTCGAGATACACATAGAAATGAATATTACGAACGTTCAGATGTAAAAAACTTTTATTCTGAATTGCGCGAACGTTTGCAAATGCGTGCTAATGGGCAAGTATTACCAGATGGTCCAAGTGGAGCTGAATTAATTATTCCAGATATCATTGTTAACCGAATCCGTGAAAGAATCGGTGACTTCACAACTTTATATCCTTTAGTAGATAAAGTTGTAGCGAAAGGTCGCGTAAAACTAATTTTGGATGTTGATACATCAGAGGCTACTTGGTTAGAAATGCGTGGGGCGTTACCTGAAGACGATGATTCAAATCTAACTGCTGTTGAGTTTGACGGGTTTAAAATTGGACGGATTGTCTATATCGACAACTCTTTACTAGAAGATTCGGTTATCAACTTAGATGATTATCTTACTAAACGGATTGCTCGTTCAATTGCGAAAGGATTAGATAAGGCAATTGTCGTAGGCGAAGGATCTACTAGCAAACAACCAGAAGGGATTTTACCAGCAATTCCAACAGTTAATAAGGTAACTAAGAAGCCAAAATATGAAGAACTGATTCCAGTTATCGGTTTGATTGACACTGGTGAAGATGCAACTGGTGAAATTGTAGCCGTTATGCACCGACAAACCTATTACAATCGGATTGCAACTTTAACGCTTCATACTAATTCAGCAGGAGTTGATGTTGTTCAGCTACCAAATCTTTCAGCACCGAACTTTTTAGGATTAAAGGTAGTGTTTAACAACTATCTGCCAAAAGATAAAGTGTTGTTTGGCGTCATGGAAAAATACACATTAGTTGAACGTGAATCCGTTCGTGTGGATATGTCAGGTCATTACAAATTCCGTGAAGATCAAACAGCGATTCGTGGGTTAGGACGTTACGATGGAAAACCGGTTATGCCTAAAGCCTTTGTTGAAGTGACTCTGGATGTATCTGAAACACCAGCCGGCTAAGGAGTGATTAAATGTATAAAGTAGTCAAGAAGTTTCGAGATGTGGTCGATAGTGACCACATCTATGAAATTGATTCTATTTACCCACGCGATGGTTACGAGCCGTCAGAGGAGCGTATCGAAGAACTATTAGCAGATGATGGCGATCATCGTTCAAAACCATTAAAAGGAAGTCCACTGATCGAAGTTGTTGAAACCACAACGGCAAAAGATACTGTTCAAGGGAAGATTTCTATTGATAGTGACGAACAAAAACCACTTGAAGCAATGACTGTTAAAGAATTAAAAAAGTATATTTCAAGTAAGAAAGAGGACTTTGACACGAGTCTGAAAAAACCAGAACTTTTAAAACTGGCACAATCTATCGCTATCGGTGGTGAATAATCATGGATGATTTCGTTTTACCACTATTGAAAGCAAGAAAGGGGATTTCTAGCGAGTCTAGAGATCCCCTTTTAAAGGCGATCATAAAAGGTATCATTGACGATTGCAGAACGACTCATGGGATTGTTCTAGATAAAGATAACGGTCACCATGTGATTTTTGTTTTGGATTGGGCCACATGGAAGTATAGCCATCCAGAAGACGGAACTACTCCACGTAGTATCCAGTTCAGACTGCATAATTTAGTTATTCGAGAAGGTGCGAAGCATGAGTGAAGCGACTTGGGATGATGAAGTTGTCTTGATCGAAGTTACTGGCTATAAAAAAGATAGCTTAAAACAACAGATACCAGTAACCAAAGAAAAGACAGTCTGTTGTTACACAACACCAGTTACAAGAAGTGAGTTCTATAGTGCTCAGCAAAATAATATTCAAATCGCTGAAACTATTATTGTTCATCCGTATGAATATTCAGGACAAAAGACAGTTGAGTTTAACGGGATAAAATTGTCGGTCATCAAGACATATAAGATTGATCAAGAAGAAATTGAACTCACCTGTGTTGAAAAACTTGGTGATCGATAATGGCTACTAAAGGTAGTGTTCAAGAGCTTTCGAAATTGATCGTACAAAGTGTCACAGAGTATACGGATGATGTCGTTAAGGAAATAAAACAAGAAAGCAAGAAAATTACGACAAGAGCTGCACAAGAACTAAAAACAGCTGGCAGCTTTAAAAATAGGCGGGGAAAGTACAGAAAAGGTTGGCGTGTCAAAAGTGTGAAGGGAGAGGGCGATGTTGTTCATAATTTGACTGATTATCAGCTTACTCACTTACTTGAAAAAGGGCACGCTTTGAGGCGCGGCGGTCGCTCTGTTGGACACGTTGCTGCAAGAGTCCATATCGAACCGATTGAGAAAAAAGCGGTGGAAGATTTTGAAAAAGCAGTAGAAAGGGCGATTAAACGATGACATTGGAGCAAATAGCTGAAATGCTTGAAAAAACAAATTTGCCAGTGGCCTATCGTAAATGGGCAGAGGGGCAAGTGCCAGAACTTCCTTACATTATTTACTATGCTGATAGAACTGACAATTTTAAGGCTGATAATCGAGTGTATCATAAAATCCAAGATGTAAGTATTGAGTTATACACTAACACGAAAAATACTCGTGAAGAAAACAAAATTGAAGCCTTGTTGGATGCAAATAAGCTCGAATGGGATGCTTATGAACAAGACATTGAATCGGAGAACATGTTTGAAGTTTTATATGAAATATCGCTATAAGGAGGAAATAGGATGACAAAAAAGAATAAAGTAACATTTGGTTTGGAGCAATGTTACTACGCAAAAGGAACATTTGACCCTGTATCTGGAACAGTAACGTATGAAGCACCTAAACCTTATCCAGGTGCAGTCGAACTCAATTTAGAAATTAACGGTGAACTGATTGAGTTTGAAGCCGATAATATCGTTTACTATACATCTGCGGATAACAAAGGGTACAACGGAACTCTAACAGCAGCTTTAGTACCAGATGACTTTGAACAAGAAATACTTGGGGAAGAAGTCGATGAAGAGGACCAAGTTCAAACAGAAGTGTCGAATGCAAAGAATTCTCCATTTGCATTTATGTTTCAGTTTGAAGGAGATGTCAAAGCAACAAGGCATGTACTTTATTGGTGTACAGCAAATCGACCAGGACTCGGTAGCTCAACAGGTAAAAATCCAAATACCACGGAGATGAGTTTCAATTCAACTCCGCGTCCATCAGACAAGCATGTTAAGACAAAAACCAAAGAAACTACGCCTGCAACTATTTACGATAATTGGTACAAAAAAGTCTATGAAAAAGAAGTGAGTGGTGGCTAATGGAAAAAACGATTAAGGTAGGAGAGCAATCTATTCGTTTAAAGACTACAGCGGGAACTCCATTACGATATAAAATGCAATTTGGAAAAGACTATTTCTCCGAATTGTTAAAACTAGCAAAGGTGCTACAACCTAATTCGGATAAGCAGGATCAAAGAAAAACGGAATTGAAAAAGTACAATTTAATCGAGCTTAAGGAAATTGCCAAAACTCACAATCTCTCAGTTTCTAAAAAAAATCGCGGTGAAGTGATTAAGCTCATTATGGAGGAAGAATTCTCTCCCGCTGATGTTTTTGACATTCGAGAAATCAGTTTTGAAGAATTGAGTTTCTTTGATACTACGGTCATATTTAATTTCGTCTGGGTTCTCGCTAAGACCGCTGATGGCAATATACCGGAGCCGATGGAGTGGCTTGATAGTTTGGAATCATTGCCTATACAAGAAGTTTTACCTGAGATTACTGATTTACTGAATGCGAGTATTCAAACGAAAAAAAAGTAAATGATGAAATGTCTTCAAGTGATGAAATCCTCACTGTGGAGTCATTTCTTTTTATTTGCAAAAAAATTGATTTGTCGATCGAAGAAATGGACATGCTTGATATCGGAGGATGTCTCGATTTGATGCAAGAATGGGTTGACCAGATGAAAGATCAAAACAAAGATGAGGACAAGGTAAATATTCGTAGAGCTACACAGGCTGATTTTGACAGCTTCTAAAGGTAGGTGAGAACGTGGTAAAAAAAATATCAGGTATTACCATTGCGCTAGACGCTGATACAAAAGGCGTAACTTCTGGGTTGAAAGATATTACTGCTAAATCTATTCAGGTCAGCAACGAGTTGAAGGATGTCGAAAGATTACTAAAATTGAACCCTGGCAATACTGAATTGTTAGCACAAAAGCAACAGTTGCTATCTGAGCAGATTGAAAATACTTCAGATAAACTTGAAGCTTTGAAAGGGGCACAAGCTGACGTAGAGAAGGCCTTTAAGTCAGGAGATATCGGAGCAGAGCAATATCGATCATTTAAAAGAGAGCTTGAATCTACCGAGGGAGCTTTAAATGGCTACAAGAGCCAATTATCCAATATGCAGGTTGAACAAGACAAGTTGGGCCAAAACACCAAACGGTTATCCACTTTTTTTGAAGCGACCGAAACTAGCGTTGATGATTTCTCTGATATTCTTGGTAGCAAACTGACGAATGCTATTAAAGAAGGTAGAGCCAATTCCTCACAATTAGAGGAAGCTCTGAATAAGATCGGGCGTTCCGCTCTTGGACAAGACGCGGATATTAGTAAGATGAAACAATCACTTGATTCCATTGATGATGGTAATTCAATCAAATCTATTGAAGCAGATTTAACTTCACTGTCTGGGGCTACGAAGGAAACTGGCGATGACTTCGAGAAGCTTGGAGAAAAAGTTGATTCAGCAATCAATATGGAAGCAGCAGATAAATTGTCAGCCGTCGGTGACAAAGCAATCGAAATGGGTCAGCAAACTATGGAAGTTGCTGTTGATGTTCAAGGCGCGCAAGCAAAGATCAACGCTGCTTTTCAAGGTACCGAAGAAGAGGCTGCTCGATTATCTGAGGTCGCTAAGAGAATCTACACAGATGGGTTCGGAGAGTCAATGGACCAGACAAGTGATGCTGTGATTCTTGTAAAGCGTAATTTGGGTAATTTGAATGATACGGATCTTTCTAACATAACTCAACAAGCGATGATTCTCGAAGAACTTTATGATGCCGATATGGATGAAACGATGCGAGGTGTCAATGCATTGATGCAAACATTCGGTATGACGGCTCAAGAAGCGATGGATTACGTTGTTGTCGGAACCCAAAACGGATTGGATAAAACTCATGAACTTGGGGACAATCTCGCCGAATATGCCACCTTGTTTGAAGAAAACGGTTATAGCGCTGGTGAGATGTTCGATATTCTCCAAGCTGGCTTAGAAGGTGGAGCATATAATCTTGATAAGGTGAACGATTTAGTGAAGGAGTTTGGTATTCGAGTAAGTGACGGAACTATTGAATCAGCAATTGAAGATATTGGCGGATCGTGGCAAACACTTTACAACGATTGGAAAGCAAGCGGTGGAACACAGAAAGAATTATTTCAATCAATCGCTCAAGAGTTATCGAATGTTAGCAGCGAACAAGAAAAGGCCGGACTTGTGTCTCAAATTTTCGGTTCTTTAGGTGAGGATGCTGGATACAAAGTAATCGAAGCGATGGGGCAAGTTACATCAACTTACAATGATGTTGGTGGAGCAGCAAAAAAAATGAATGAAGATACTACGACTCCGATGCAGGAACTGACTGGTAAAATTCGAGAAATGCAAATTGCATTAGCACCAATTGGAAACACAATCATTGATGCGCTATTACCAGTTATTTCCATTCTATCAGTTTTATCGGAAGCATTTGGGAAACTGCCTGAACCAGTGCGACTGTTCATCGTAATTCTTGGCGGATTATTCGCATTGTTTACACTACTAATGCCAATTATCGCAGCAGCAGCTATAGCATTACCTGCTCTGGCAGGAGCGCTCGGATTAGGAGGTGCAGCGGCCGCGGGGGCATCGATAGGCTTTGGAGCACTGATGGCGAGCATATTACCAATACTAGGGATTTTTGCATTAGTGGTTGCCGGTATTACTGGTGTGATATTAGTGATTAACAATTGGGGAACAATCATCGACCGGATATCAAATAAATGGCGATCATTCAAAGATACTCTTTCGAATGTTTGGGGAGTAATTTCTTCAACTGCAAGCAATTTAAAAGACTCTGTTGGCTCAATATTCGATCAGATGGCTTCGAAAATGTCTTCAGTGATTGATCGAATAAAAGGAATCATACAAGGATTAGCAGATAAGATCGAATCTGTAAAAAATATGATTACTAATACTATTGGAAAAATCGCTAGCGCAATCGGTAATATAAAGCTTCCTCATTTCAGTTTAAAAACATCAAGCAAAAAGATTCTCGGTAAAAAATTCACTTACCCAACAGGAATTGATGTTAAATGGTTTGCTGAAGGAGGCATTCTTACTAAGCCAACTATCTTTGGCGCAGATGGGAATAAACTACTCGGTGGCGGAGAGGCTGGTAAAGAGGCAATTGCGCCACTTGATAAGTTGATGGGGTATATTCGACAAGCTGTTAAGGAAGAGGGTTCTGGAAAAACTGGCGATGAGATTCACTTACATTTGAATGCTTTTGGAAATCTTCCAAAAGAGATCATGGACCAAATGGCAGAGTACCTTTTGTACAAATTCACAGACTTAAAAAATCAAAAAAATCCATTCGGTGGGGGTGATTTCATTTGAGAGAAGGAACTTTCGTTTTAGGGAGTGTCCATAGCCAAGAACTACCTGTATTTATTTCACAACGGCCTGCAAAGACAAAAGCAAAAAGAGTCTTCACTTTAGAGGAAATACCAGGAGTCAATCGTTTAGTTCCATTTGACAAAGGATACTATACCAACGTAGAACAAACCTTAAATTGTTTCTACCTTGCTAATTCAACTGAGAATGTTCAATGGTTTGAGGACAGAATCACAGAGGCATTAGATACACGTGGCCAATATGCTGATTTCATTCCATATTATGACGAAAACTATATTTACGATGTAATTGTGATAAACGAACCAAAATTCGAAGGTACTAGAGGAACCCAATTAGCGGTTCCTTTTTCTTTTGATTTGAGTATTGCTCCATTCAAAAAGAATATTAGGGGGAAAAACCCTGTAGAAGCCACAAAGGAGTTCGTTTTATTCAATCCAGAAAATTATCCTTCTGATCCTTACATCAAAATAGAAGGAAGCGGGAATATCACACTGTATATCAATGATCGATCAACTGTCTTAGAAAACGTAAGTGGAGTTATTGAAATTGATAGTGATCCAGATGTGATGGAAGTATACAGAGAAAGTAACGGAATGCTCCTGAATGAAAATAAAAAAATGAAATCAAATCAACCCTTCCCGTTTTTAGATAAAGGTAAAAACACGATTAAGTGGAAAGGAAACGTTCAAAAACTAACAATAGAACCGAGGTGGCAAACAAAAATATGATTCCAGTCTTATTTGAACCTAAAGAAACAAAATTCGATCACTTCGGAATTGGAGCAATGAACGACTGCAAATCCTGCATTGTCACTGAAGAAGAAAATGGACAATACGAAGCTGTGCTAACCTTTCCTATTACAACCAAATATTCAGAATACTTAGAAGACCGAAACTATCAAATCAAGTGTAAGCCGAACGATGAAGATGAGTACAATATCTTTACTATCTATAATCACTACAAAGATATGGCAACAGGCGTTTTACATGTTAGTGCAAAATCTAGAACATTCAAATTAGGAAATCGAACCGTTCAAAAAGTAGTCATTGAAGGAAAATCTGGAAAACAAGCAATGAAACTGCTTCATGACGGTATGGATCTCGAATCAGATATTGAAATGTTCTGTGATATAGAAAGTAATGGCAGTACAAGCTTTGAAGTTGAGAATCCATTGACCTGTATAAAAGGAACTAGCGGTTCCTTGCTGCAGACTTATGGAGGAGAAATCAAGCATGAACCTTTTAAGTTATCTTTACTGGAAAGAAGAGGCCATGATGATGTTACAACAATTCGGTTTAGAAAAAATCTTGGTGGATTGAAGGTTGAATTAGATTGGTCGGGATTGATTACACGCGTGTTCCCCTATGCAGATATTCAAAATAGCGAAGGACAAACGGAACGAATATATGGCAATCAAATAGATAGTCAATACATCAAGAACTATGATGGTGAAGTTTATGCTAAGCACATCCAGTTTACAGAAGAACAAGGTGTGACTGACGTCAAGAGCTTAAACAATGTATCTAAAAACTACTTTACATCTATGAATCCTGGTGTAGACAAACCGAAAGTAAATATTTCAATCGACCTAATCAAATTAGACACATCCGATAAAGCGAAGAAGTTTAAGGATTTCCGAAAGCTATGTTTATGTGATACTTTTTCAATTTTCCATGAACGATATGAGATTGATCTGTCAGCAAAAGTAATTGCGATTGAGTATGATTCTTTATCGGAGAAAGTAACTAAACTGACAGCAGGTGATGCGAAATACACCTTTTTCGAAGAACAAAAGCATGAGCTTACTGAGGTTTTCAAAAAGGTTCCTACTAAAAGCTATGCGAGTGTTTTTATTGATTACGTGACTCAGATTATCTCTGGTAATGATGGTGGACATGTCGTTTGGTGGCCGAAAAATCGTCCGTCGGACTTGTTCTTTTGCGATAATCCCGTGCTTGAAAAAGCGAAACAAGTTTTGCGAATAAATAAAAGCGGTATTGGTTTTTCATCTAGCGGGTGGAAAGGCCCATTCGATACTGCATGGACGTTAGATGGAACATTTGTTGCTGATTTTATTCGTGCTGGAGTACTGAGAGCGATTGATATTATCGGGGTTAATATTACTGGTTCGACTATAAAGGGAACCGATATTTTCGGGTCAACGTTTGAAACGGTGAATCCGAATGGAACAAAAATTCGACTCAAGAATGGTATTATTAGCTATTTTACGAAAGAGGACAAGCAACTAGTTAGCATTAGTGCTTCAGACGACAATGCAGGAAAGTCCTTCAATCTTCAATTTCAAAATGGAAGTACCGCAGAATTGTTTTATATAAACGAGGAAAACATCACTCTTAAACATAGCAAACTGATTCAACTCAGAGCGCCAAAAATCGAAATGGTCGGAAATGTCAATGTTCAACAAAAATTAACAATCAATGGTCAAGAAGTATTCCCTGGTCAAGGCGGCGGCGGGAACAATAATGGCGGTAGCTGGAATGGCATGTACCCGCCAGAAGTAACCTCTCAAGCCGATAAGTTCGCTTGGGAACTTTGGGTAATACTACTATCGAAAGGTTACTCCAAAGCAGCAGCTGCAGGTATCTTGGCTAATGTTCAAGGTGAAGCTGGCGTTTCCATGAATCCGGATATTGCTCAAATTGGTGGACCGGCGTATGGGATTGTCCAGTGGGATGGTTCGGCTTATCCGTTAGTCGGCGCGCCAACTTATAACGGCCGCGAATATGTGCAACGTTTAATGGGTGCAGCCGGTATCACAGAGGACTATCGGACAATGTCTGCTCAAGGTAATTTGTTAGATTGGACCATGTATAACGGTCAATGGTTAGGCATTGTCCAACCGGCGACGCAATCAGGTTTCAAAACAATGACCGATCCTGGAGCTGCTGCGTATACGTTTGAACGAAACTACGAGCGTCCAGCCAATGCGCATCCAGAACGTCAAGGATGGGCAGTGAACTGGTACAACAAGTTCAAAGACCTTCAAATACAATCTGGAGGAAATATCCTTAGTACAGCAAAGAGCTTGATTGGATATTTCCACTATTCCCAACCAATGCGTTGGAATTTTGGAAGTGTGGAAAACCCAGATAGAAACGGGTATGCCGACTGCTCTTCCTTTGTATGGTTGGCGTTGACAAAAGCAGGTTATCGAACAGCTCCGAGAGGCACATTATGGTACACAGGATCAATGAGAGATGACGCGAGAGGAGCAAGACAATATCTGACCGAAGTATCGCCGAACGAAGCGAAGGCTGGCGATATAATCATCGTGAACTTAGGCGCTGGTGCAGGGAACGACGGCCATACTGCGGTGCTTGCTGAAGACTGGCACGGTTATACAACTGCAATTGTTGAGATGGGCGGTATGCAATCTGGCGGGGTTGGTGTTGGACGAGTCGATTGGTCATTTGGATATCTTTTAAACGGAGGCGATGTCTGTCTAGCTCGCGCCAAGAAATAGAGGTGATTTTTTGATAGAAGAAAAAGGACTAAACCATTTAAAACGTTTGATAAATCAACCAATCGGAAACCATCAATGCTATGCATTAAGCGCCGAATATGCGGGGGTAATGATCGGTCCTGACATGGGCGCTGGTACAAGATATGAAGTGAAAGTACGTGAAGGGAATATCTTTTCCGCTGCTGAAATTGGGCGAGTGTATCGCTGGCCAATGTATCTATGGACCGTAATCAATCATCCTGAATACGACCAGTTGGAAGTAGGAGCGATCATAAATTGGGAGCGCAATGCTAAAGTGAGCGAAGGGTTTATCGCTCACGAATATTACGGGCATACAGGCGTGATCCGTGGTCTTGAAAGCGGTCGTATTCAAACCTATGAACAAAACGCAGAATCCGGAGAAATCGTAGCAAAATATGACCGTCAGTTCTTTGGAGCAGGTCAAATTGCATCGATCTGCATTCCGCCTGATTTTGAGAAAGGAGTGTTGTTTGATGGCTAAATGGAATGTTGCACTAAGCACAACAGAGCCATACAACTATGTAGGAATGATTCAAGTTCGACAGGGGAATAAGAATTCTGAAACGATGGAAGCAACTATTTCTCAAAACGGAATACCAGTGGATTTATCACGATGTAAAGCCTACTTAGAAGCGATACTTAGTAATGGTTTTGCGATCCAACGAGCTGTAAAAATTATTGATGCAAAAAACGGCAAAATTCAATATACATTTGATGAGTATTCAATGCAGGCACTACATCGTCAAACGGCAAATTTTGTCTTTTACCAAGGAGAAGATGTGATCGCTACGACACAGGACTTCTCCTATTTTGTTATCAAAGCAGTTTCTAAAACAGAAGGTGAAATGGGGTCCTACTGGCAAACAGTCGAAGACCTGATAGCAGATATGGTTGCGTTTATCAATGAAAACAAAGGAGACTTTACCGCTTGGATGAACGCACGTAAAAAAGAATTTGAAGCATGGCGAGATACTCAAAAAGAGGATTATTTGACTTGGTTCAATTCTATCAAAGACATTTTGGCACAGATTGATCCTGGAGGCACGATGTTACTAGAACTAATGGAAGCTCGTGTTGATATTCAAGGGGTACGCCATGAATCGATTTCCAAGCGTTTGCTAGCCGATATGGAGTATCTCTATCAAAAGTTGCGAGCAACACTGTTCACGATTGAATACGGTGAGATTGAAGTTACCGATATTCTTCAAGATGATTTATTTTCAGAAAATCATGAAGTTGAAAAAATTGGTACAGTGAACTTCCCCATTGAAGAGGGGGCATTGGTGATTGCGACTGTCGATGATCCGAAGCAGAACGTATTCACTCTTGAGAAAGTCGGGGTGGTATAAGAATGGCTAAATCAAAACTCATGATGGAAACTGATGAGAAAACAGGAGTCCAATATCAGTTTTTTCCAATTACTCATATCTCTGCGATTATCGGACTAGATAAAATTATCTCTGGTCAGTCTAAAGTGGTTTCTGTAAACGGAAAAATTGGCGCAGTCACGATTACTAAATCTGATCTCGGTCTGGAAAATGCTATCACAAAATTACCTTACGCGAATGAAACCGAAGACGGCATTATCACTGCAGAGATGTATAAGAAGATACTGAATTCTGGAGAAGGCGACTATGTACTTCCAATTGCTGGAGTAGATAAATTAGGCGGAATCAAATTAGGAGATCTATTAGCAATTGACGAAGCTACAGGAAAGTTGTCTGCAATTAAACAGACAGACAACAATTTTTCAACAGATCTGAAAAATAAATTGGATTCACTAAAAAACTACACTGCAGGAGAGAATATCACGATCACGGAGGATGGCGAAATTAGCTCTACTGGTGGATCAGGCAACTATAATTTGCCAACAGCGACCGAATTTCAAAAGGGCGGTGTTCGAATCGGTGATGGATTGATAATGACTGAGGATGTTTTATCAGCCGAAAGGCAAATGAATTACACTGCAGGCGCAAATATTTCTATTTCCAACACTGGCGTGATTTCCGCAACAGGCGGTGGAGAAGGTGGTGGGGTTAGCCAAGAGTATGTTGATCAAAAGGCAAGCGAAGCCTATCAAAACGCCAAAGCTTATGCAGACTCTAAGATTCCGAGTATGACGTTCGAAAAGGTAGGGGAGGTTTAAATAAATGACAGATATTGTAAAAGTGAAACAGGATGGTGTTCAGATTTATCCTCAAACGCATGCAAATGCAGTTGTTGGTTTATCTACCATTAAAGGTGATAAGGGAGATCCAGGCGCAACAGGACCCGCTGGTACTGCAGCGACGATTACCGTTGGAACTGTTACTTCTGGAGACATTGCAGCAGTAACTAACGCTGGAACAACAACAGCTGCAAAGTTCAATTTTATTTTACCCAAAGGGCCAAAGGGAGATACAGGACCTGCTGGAGCTACCGGAGCTACTGGTCCACGGGGACCAGCCGGGCAAAATGCGACAACAACAGCTGTTGCAACAACGACCGCCAATGGTTTAATGGCTTCCGCTGATAAATCCAAGTTAGACGGAATTGCGGCAGGTGCTCAAAAAAATCCGGGTGCAGCCACGACCACAGCAGCTGGATTAATGTCTGCAGCAGATAAAGTTAAACTGGACGGTTTGGTAAATATTACATTTGAGAAAGTAGGCGAAGTTTAATGTCGGATATTGTACAACTAAAAGAAGATGGCGTTGCAAAATATCTAAAGACACATGCCGATGCGATTGACGGTGTGGATGGTAAATTGGTTAAAGCAACTGGAAATGAGACTATTTTAGGAGTAAAAAATTTCCAAGATGGTGTGCAGTCAAAAAGCAAAAATGTTTTGATCCAGAATGGTGAGAAGGTATATGATCACACAAGTGCCACAGACTCTTCAATCCAGTCTGGGGTAGTACGATTCGTTCGGTACGGCGATATGGTTTTGGTTAACTTTAACTTTCAATGTCGTTCAGCAAATATTAACTCAGGTGGCAATCTGATTGGCAATTTAGAAACAGATATTATTCCTGCTTATTCGATTCAGGTTGATGTTACTGAAGATAAAGCATTGACTATTGATGCATCAGGTAAAATTACCGCTCTTTGGGGATTAGATGCTAATAAGTATTACGCAGGATCTGCAATGTATTTTGCGAAGAACAAACTTTAGGGGGATAGACAATGAAAACAATTTATAAAGTGTTGTATCCATTAGGATATGAGCCGCACGAAGTGGAAGATGGCTTTCCAGTAGTTTTACCTTTTGTTGAAGTTAAACCGCTAGAAGGACTAAAAAATGTTCAATCTCAATTCTACAATTTTGCAGAGAAGAAATGGGAAGAAGCAGTCACACAAGATTACTCTAAAAAACTTGAATTATTGGAAAACCTTTCTGCTGGGCTTCAAGTTGACAATACAGCTTTAAAAGAATCGAATGCGGCGCTGACTGCTAAGACAGATTCGATGGCACAATTGAATGCCAAATTAATGTTGAATGATGTGGCAATCAATAAAGAAATTAAAACGCTAAAAACGCAAATTGGGGGTGCTGAATAATGTTCACTTACACAGACGTTAAGATGATGTTTGACTGGGGATGCTTCACAACGAAGCAAGTAAGGGAGTTTGTCCCAGACTGCATTACTGAAGCACAATTTGAGCGCATTACTGGAGAAGCCTTTTAGGCTTATTTTTTTAGCCTCGTTTTCGGACGAGGCTTTTCAATTCTAAGGAAGGGTGGTACAAATTGGTGATTTTAGACAACGGAGTTTTACTACATGAATTTAAGAATTTGTTGAGTAATGGATATTTACAGGTTTTTGTATGGCTTGTTTTTGGGGATATCGTAACTGGATTGTGCAAAGGTTTTTTTGTCAAAGAAGGGAATAGTACGAAAGGATTACTAGGAATTGTTAAGCATCTATTAGTTATTTGTTTAGTAATTGTTGCTTATCCATATTTAAAAATAATGGGATTTGAAGCAATTGCGACAAGCTTTGTATTCTTCTACATTGCAGTTTATGGTATTTCAATTGTCGAAAACTTAGGGCAACTAGGCGTGCCTTTTCCTGATTGGATAAAAGATAGATTTTCTAAATTGAAAGATACAACCGAAAAGAAGGAGGAAAAATAA